GGTACTCAAACTGTTGAGAACGGAGTTCTTGCAGGACCTATTACAGTACCTGGTACAATCACAGTAACAGGAACTTTAGTAATAGTATAATGTCAAAAATAGAAGTAGATGCAATAGATAAACAAAGCGGTTCAACCTTAACTTTAGGTGGATCAGGTACAGCTGTAACTTTAGCGTGCGGCGCTACTCAATCAGGTTTTGGTAGATCAGGTTCAGTTAATTGGCAAACAACTCCAAAAACAGCAACTTTTACAGCAGCAAATGGTGAAGGATATTTTATAAATTCAGGAAGTGCACTAACAATGAACTTACCAGCAGGTTCTGCTGGAGCTATTGTTGCAGTTTCTGATTACGCTAGAAATTTTGCAACATACCCTTTAACTATTAGTCCAAACGGTTCAGAAAAAATTGGTGGGATAAATGGAGACATAGAATTAGCTGTAGATGGTCAAGCCGCAACTTTTGTATATGTTGATTCAACAAAAGGTTGGATAAATGTTCAAAATGCAGAAGACACTGAAGCAGCAAGAGATTTTATATCAGCAACAGGTGGTACAATTACAACTTCTGGAAACTGTAAAATTCATACTTTTACTGGACCAGGAACATTTGCGATAACTACATTAGGAGCACCTGCAAATAATAAACTAGGTTATCTAGTTGTAGCAGGAGGTGGTGGATCTGGTGGTAATAGATGGCATATTCAAGGTGGTGGTGCTGGTGGTGCAGGAGGTTTTAGAGAAGGTAGAGACAATCCTATAACTCCATACACTGCAAGTCCTTTAGTGGCATCTGCTTTGTGTGCATCAAGTGGATCTTTTCCAATTACAGTTGGAGCTGGAGGAACAGCAGGAGGCGCAGGTGGAGGTACTACTCCAGGAAATCCAGATGGTCCTGCTTCAGGCGATGGTGGTGTTTCAACTTTTTCAACAATTACATCTGCTGGTGGTGGAGGAGGTGGTCAACCTTCAGGTGCTGGTGTAGGTCCCGCTCCAGGTCACAATGGTGGCTCTGGTGGTGCTGGTGGTGGTGGTTCACCAGGAAGACCAGGTGGTACAGGAAATACTCCTCCAACAAGTCCAGCTCAAGGAACTAATGGTGGAGCAGGAAGTACAGCTAATCAAACTTTAGGTGGTTCTGGTGGTGGAGCAATAGGAGCAGGTGCAACCTCTCCAGGTTGTAGTCCTCCTCCTTCAGCAGGTTCTGGTGGAACTGGAGCAACAACACATATTTCAGCAAGTCCTGTTGTATATTCAACTGGAGGAACTTATAGTTCATACAATCCAGGCACACTTGATCCAAGCTGTGCAGGAGCTAATAACACAGGTGATGGTGGTGATGCAAGAAACGCAGGTCCAGGCGGTAATAACCCAATTGGATTAGCAAATTATGGCGGTCTAGCTGGTGGATCTGGTATAGTAATAATAAGGTACAAATATCAATAATTATGACAAGTACAATTAAAGTAAACAATATACAAAACCAATGCGGTCAAAACATCATTAACGAGAATAGTAATACTATTACTATTGGCGCTAGTGGTGATACGATTGCATTAGCATCTGGAGCTAGTCAATCTGGTTTTGGTAGAACGGGGACTGTAGACTGGCAAACAGGAGATATTAAAACATCTACATTTACAGCAGAATCAGGTAAAGGATATTTTTGTGACACTAATGGTGGAGCTTTTGAAGTAGATTTACCGGCAGGAACTGCTGGAGCTATAGTTTCTGTTCAAGATTATAGAAATACATTTGATACAAATGAATTAACAGTTGATCCAAATGGATCAGAAAAAATTAATGGTGGTACTGCAGGAGGATCAGTAACATTAGATACAGAGGGTGAAGGTATAACTTTAGTTTATATAGATGCAACAGTTGGTTGGAGATCAATTCAAGACAACACTTTTAGTGATACAGGATCAGTTCCAACTTTAATTTCAGCCACAGGTGGAACAATTACCACTTGTGGAGATTTTAAAATTCATACTTTTACAGGCCCAGGCACTTTTTGTGTAGCTTCAGGTAATGGTCCAATAGCAGTAGCAGAATATATCGTTGTCGCTGGTGGTGGTGGCGGTGGAGGTGGTTATGGTGGTGGTGGAGGAGCTGGTGGATTTAGATTTGCTGGACCTACTTTAGCACCTCTTACTTATCCAGGAAAACCTTTATCTACTACAGGTCAACTTATGTCACCTGGTCCATACGCAATTACAGTTGGTGGTGGGGGATCTGGTTCATCAGGTTCAACAGGTTCAGGAGATCAAAATGGAACTAAAGGTGGACCTTCAAGTTTTGTAGCATCAACGGCAACCATAACATCAGCAGGTGGTGGTGTTGGAGCTATGATATTTCCAGTTTGTAATCAAAAAGGTGGTTCAGGTGGAGGTGGATCAGTTTCTGGTCCAGGAACTCCACAACAAGCAGGAGGATCAGGAAATCAACCTCCAGTAAGTCCAGCTCAAGGAACTAATGGTGGGACTGGTTATTGTGGAGGTTGTTATGGACAAGGCGGTGGTGGTGGAGCTCTTGTAGCAGGTACAAATGGAACAACCGGAGATGGTGGAGCAGGAGGTGCAGGAGCAGGAATACCTACAGCTTTCGGTAGTAATGGTGTTCCGTGTGGAAGTTATAGATATTATGCAGGTGGTGGTGGAGGAGGAAGATATGGTCCATCTGGTAATGGTGGCGGAGGTGCTGTTGGTGGAGTAGGTGGTGGTGGTAGAGGTGATCAACCTGCAGGAGCAGCAGGAACAACTAATTCTGGTGGTGGCGGTGGTGGAGCTAATGCTAGACAACCAAATGGATATGATGGTGGAAACGGTGGATCTGGTATAGTAATAATAAGGTACAAATTTCAATAGGTAAATTATGAGTGAAGTAAAAGTAAATAAAATTAGTCCAAGAGCAGCGTGTGGTACAGTCACATTAGGAGATAGTGGAGATACATTCACAATTCCTGCAGGTGCAACAATTAATAATCAAGGTACAGCGTTAAACTTTGGTGCAACAGGTTCAGCGTCTTGGGTAACAACAGTTAAGACAGGAGATTTTACAGCAGTGGCTGGTGAAGGATATTTTGTAAATACAACTTCAGGAGAAATTGATGTAACATTACCAGCAGGAACTGCTGGAGCCGTAGTTGCAATAAAAGATTATGCAGGAACTTTTGATACAAATAATTGTATACTAGTTAGAAATGGTTCAGATAAAATTGGTGGACAAGCCGTTAATGCAACTATATCAACAGAAGGTATTGCGGTTACATTAGTTTTTGTAGATTCAACACAAGGTTGGTTAGTAACAGATTCAGGTTTACAGACAGAAGCACCAACAGCGTTATACATATCAGCAACTGGTGGAACAATATCAAATTCTCCTTGTGGTGATTATAAAATTCATACATTTACCGGTCCAGGTACCTTTGCTGTAACAGCAGTAGGTAATGCTTCTGGATCAGAAAAAATAGATTATTTAGTAGTAGGTGGAGGTGGATCAGGTGCTTCTGGTCCAGGAGGTGCAGTAGGTACAGGAGGTGCAGGTGCTGGAGGTTTAAGAGTTTTTCAATCACCAGATATAAGTGGAAATCCCGGATCTCCTTTAAATGGACCTACAGCTTTACCTGTTGCTGTTTGTGGTAGTTATCCAGTAACAGTTGGCGCAGGAGGAGTAGCTCCTTCAAGTCCAAGTCCAAGTGCATCAAAGAATCCTGGAAGTCCTTCATCTTTTGCAGGAACAACAACAATTACATCAACAGCTGGTGGAGCTGGAGGAAATGATGGTGGAGGAGGTGACCCTGGAGGTTCTGGTGGTGGTAATGCAAATAATCACCCAGCAGGTGCTGGAACAGGAAACACACCTCCTGTTAGTCCTCCTCAAGGAAATGATGGTGGTAGTGGAGGAGCAGCTTCACCTGGTTGGGGTGGTGCTGGTGGTGGTGGTGCTTTAGCTGCGGGAGCAGCCGCTAATGGAAGTGAAGGTGGTAATGGTGGAGTAGGTGCAGGTTTTCCTACTAACTTTGTTGGTTCTAGTGGTCAACCTTCTGGAGGTTATCAATATTTTGCAGGTGGTGGTGGTGGAGGTTCAAGAAGTAGTCCTCCTGGACCTGCTTCTGGTGGACTTGGAGGCGGTGGACCTGGAATAGCAAGTGGTCCTGGTGGAGGCACTGCGGGCACTACAAATACAGGTGGTGGAGCTGGTGGTGGAGCCGGATCTCCTGGATCTATGGTTGGTGCAACTGGTGGTTCGGGAATTGTTATTATTAGATACAAATTTCAAAATTAATATGTATTTACTGAACTTAAAAATTAATATATAAGGAGAAACATTATGGCACATTTTGCAAAACTAGGATCAAACGGAAAAGTTATTCAAGTATTAACACTTGATAACAAAGATATGTTAAATGCTGATGGCGTTGAAGATGAAACAGTAGGTCAACAATATTTAGAAACACATAATAATTGGCCTGCACAAATGTGGATTCAAACATCTTACAATACATCGGGTAATACACATAATTCTGGAGATAACTCAAAAGCATTTAGAGGAAATTACGCAGGTATAGGTTATACTTGGGACGAAGATGATCAAATTTTTTGGTCTAAAAAACCTTATGCATCTTGGGTAAAACACATTGAATCAGCTTCTTGGAAATCACCAATTGGTGATGCTCCAGCATTAACAGCTGAACAAGAATCACAAAATACAGCTGATACTCATTTTTGGTCTTATGTATGGAATGAAGCTAATACAACTTGGGACTTGACAGACTCAAAAGCATAAATTAAAAATGGTGGTGGTATGCAAAAGAAAGTATTAAGCGAACAAGCATTGTATTTTGGCGATGTATCAATGCCTAAAGATTGGGACATTGACCGAAATAAGTTATCAGCCGATATTTTACAATCAATAATTCAAAACAAACAATTTCCCTTCTCACGAACTTGGGATATGTTAAATACATATATGCGAGATTACGTTAATCTTGAGTATAATTTTAGTTTAGTTAACAAAGAAACGTGGGGAAATATTTATAAACCTCAAGAAACTACAACTCCTTTATTAAACATAGATCCAGTAGATTTACGTAACTCACCAGATTATACATTATTATATGGTGTCAAAGTTAAAGATTGTATGGTTCGAATACATTATGAAGATAACAGACGTAAAGGTAGATCTTGGGACATACCACTTTTAAATAATAGATTTATAATGTTTCCATCAACTAATATGTATTACCTAACCAATAATCAAAAAGATAGTTTAAATTTTGTGCAAACAATAACTTATGAATATATCTAATTACTATTGGCATTTTCCTTCAGCACTTACACCAAAGTTTTGCGATGATGTAATAGCTTATGCAAATTCACAAAAAGAAGTAATGGCTAGAACTGGGGGTTATGGAGATAGAAAATTAAAAAAAGAAGAAGTAAAAGATTTAAAAAGAAAAAGAAACTCTGATTTAGTTTGGTTAAATGATACTTGGATATACAAAGAATTACACCCATATGTTCACGAAGCAAATAGACAAGCTGGTTGGAATTTTGATTGGGAAAGATCTGAATCTTGTCAATTTACAAAATATAAACACAATCAATATTATGATTGGCATTGTGATAGTTGGAATAAACCCTATGATAGAAAAGATCCTAACAACCCAGAGCACGGCAGAATTCGAAAACTATCTATGACTTGTCAATTAACAGATGGTTCAGAATACAAAGGTGGTGAATTAGAATTTGATTTTAGAAACTATGATCCACATATGAGAGATGAAACTCAACATTTAAGAAAAGCAAAAGAGATATTACCTAAAGGTTCTATTATTGTTTTTCCTTCATTTGTTTGGCATAGAGTTAAACCAGTAACAGCAGGTACAAGATATAGTCTTGTAGTATGGCATTTAGGGAGGCCTTTTAGATAATGTTTATAAATAGTTATTTTCCAACTGTGATTTGGAGTGAAGAAAAACCAGAGTTTGTAAAATCTTTAACTAAAGCATCTAACAAATATATTAAAGATGCAAGAACAAGAGAAAAGAAATTTATGAAAGAACACGGTGACTTTGGGAGATCATATCATTCAACACCACTAACAGCCGACAATGACTTTTTAGATTTTAGAAATTACATTGGTCAAAAATCTTGGGAATATTTAGATCATCAAGGTTATGATATGTCACAATACATAACTATGTTTAGTGAGCTATGGGTACAAGAGTTTGCTAAAAAAGGCGGTGGTCATCATTCAGCACACATACATTGGAATCAACACGTATCAGGTTTTTATTTTTTAAAGTGTAGTGATAAAACATCTTACCCTGTATTTCACGAACCAAAGACTGGTGCAAGATCTACAAAATTAAAAATGAAACCAAATTTAAAAGGTATATGGCCTGGTCACGAACAATTTCATTTACGACCTAAACCCGGAACATTAATTATTTTTCCAGGATTTTTAGAACACGAATTTAGTGTAGACTTTGGCATTGAACCATTTAGATTTATACATTGGAATATAACTGCTATACCAAAAGAGATGGCTAAAGATGTTTAAAAAGAAAAAATACACAGTTATTCGTCAAGCAATATCAAAAGACTTGGCTAGTTTTGTTGCAAACTATTTTTTAATGCAAAAACAAGTTTATGATACTTGTAGAGCACAAAGATATATTTCACCATTTGAAAATATTATAGGACACTACGAAGATGAAAACGAACAAATTCCAAACACATATTCTCAATATGCTAATACAGCTATGGAAACTTTGTTACTTAAATGTCAACCTAAAATGGAAGAAGTAACAGGTCTTAAATTATATCCAGCTTATACATATGCAAGAATATATAAAAAAGGTGATGAACTTAAACGACACAAAGATAGGTTTAGTTGTGAGATATCTACTACTATGAATCTTGGTGGTGATGATTGGCCAATATATTTAGAACCATCGGGAGAAGTAGGTAAAAAAGGAATTAAAGTAGATTTAAAACAAGGTGATATGTTAGTGTATTCTGGCTGTGAGTTAGAACATTGGCGAAATAAATTTAAAGGTAAAGAATGCATTCAAGTATTTCTTCATTATAACAACCGTAAAACACCAGGAGCAAAAGCTAATATGTTTGACAAACGTCCTCATTTAGGTCTTCCTTCTTGGTTTAAACGATGATATAATCTTTAGATGGGGGCAGTACACCACCACATACCTACTGTCCCCTTTTAAGGATTATTTATGAGTTTA